GCGCCACTCTCGTGTGCCGGGAAGCTGTTCCTTGCGGCAGATAACCATCTTTGGTTTGTTGCCTTCATTCCAACTGCGCCATACAGACTGTGGGCAGTCCTTCATAATCAGGTACTCAATGGCCTGTTCCTCTGTCATTGCATCGACAGGCTTGGTGTTGTGCAGCAGGAAGCCACGAGTGTGCTTCTTGAAGTCGGGCTGTGCTTCGTCTTTGGCTAGTTCCCAGTACACTTCGACAGGTGGCAGGATACCACCCTGTAGCGCACACGCCATCCAGTTAGGGTCAGGAACCAGTATCTTTGCACATTCATCAATGCTGTCCTCGTAGACAACCCGATAGTCTGACTGCACACCCTCAAGGTTCTCTTTGGCCCAGCAGAGCCTATCCCATAGATGTGTGCCTTGAAACTCTGGGGTCACTGTCATGCAAGGTCTCCCATCGTGTTTACAAGAACTCTGCTTCGGTCATTTCCAGCAGAAGAACCCGCATTGGCATCGGAAGTTTTTACACGATACAAGGATGAGGTTTCAGCAGTTCCGCTGGAATGGACGACCATAAGTCTGTTTATACCACTACCGTCACCCTCTGGCATACCGACTATGGTGTAGCTGGCAGCACTGTAACTTGATGTAAAATTAAAAGTATAATCACCTGTGCCATTATCAGTGGTGCTTGAAGTGTTGTGACTATCTCTAAGAGCAATAGTGCCACTTCCGTTTAAATTCGCCCACTGCTTACAGCTTCCCTCAACAATGTGATTCGTAGCCAGCGAACCCGCAGTCGAGTGCGTCAGGGTATCTGCTTTGAGTGTACCGAATGCCATCTATGCTACTCCTAACAGGCCATCAGGACGCAAGGCACAAGGAACGTACCGTCGTCGTAGGTATGTGAAACTGTTGTGCTGGTGACCTTTGCAATCGTCTTGCTGCGAACAATGTCATCGCCCTGCGGTTTGGCAGTGCCGTCACCCGCTGACATCAGCAAGTCGCCTCGTGCTACTGTCGTGCCTTGTGCAATGCGGATAACCATGTCGCCGGTCATTGCAAGGTAAAAATCCTCATAGTCATCGTCGTCATCATCCCAAGCCACAAAAACCCCAGCAACATTTACGTCACCCTCAGTGTCACTAATCTTTGTGTGGTTTAGCTGCTCATTATCCTCGCCTGTCCAGACAATCATGTCGTCTAGGTTGGACATCACGGTGCCTTTGAGTAACGTCGATGGTCTGCTGCCATCAAGCAAACGTGACCAGCGAGACAAGTGACCACCGTTATAACTAACAGTGCCACCTGAAATAGTAATTGAACCTTCTGTTGTTGTGGCGTGTTGAAAGGCGGCTAGAGTTCCGTCGCTTGTCACTCTGTTAAGACGCAAAACTGGGTCACTTGACCCAATAAAAGCCGCTTCAAAGTTGTTGCTGCCACTACTTTTAAAAGCAAATCCCGGAGTTGAATCGCTAGTGGCGGTTTTGAACATGAGAACGGCGCTATTTTCAAGACGCATACGTTCTGCGCCGTTTGTATCAAAGCGAATATGACCAGCTTCGTGGTTAATAATACGCAATGTGTTGTCGGCGTCGGCAATCATAATCTCAGAGCCGTCACCGGAGCCTGTGCCGGTGGTGCTATTGGTTAGCCTAATTACAGGGCTGCTGCTGTCGTTGATGTGGAGAAGTTCTTGCGGCGAAGTCGTACCGATGCCCACGTTGCCCGACGCAACAATCACATCGCCCGTGCCATCTGGGTCGAGGGTAATGTCGTTGTTACTCGCAAGGCTGGTGATTTTGTTTGTCTTTACTTCACTCATGCGAGGTCTCCGTGTGCTGCTGCGTTAGAAAATGCGGTATCAACAGCACCAGATGATGTTGGTATTGTACCCCTTATTCGCAAGGCAGATGCTGTTGGTGCGGCTGAAGAACCGTGAATAGTTCCCATCCCATTTACAGTGTCATCTCTTGAACAAGTAACAAGTGCGGCATAATTTGCATCTGACATTGCTGATGTTATGTTGATTGTATAATCGCCTGTGTCGTTATCTGTAATACTTGTTACATTAAAATCATCACGAATAGCCACAGTTGATTCACCATTGAAATTGACCCACATCTTCGCAGCGTGTTGCTTCGTCAGCGTAGCCGCA